TCTAACTGTAGTTAGTTTATTTCTTACTTTGCCTGGAGTTTCCCAGTTTGAAGCATTACCTCTAGAGAAGTCTACTCCTACTGGTGCATACATTTGTGCCCAAAGTGCCCCTGCAATACAATCAGCTGCTGCAACTACTGCTGTAGCTGCTGGGTTTATTAATTGTAATGTATATTTCCATGAAGTTCCCCCAGCTACTTGCTCAGGTGCTTTCATAATACGTGCTTGAGTACCTGCTTGAGATACTAATACATATGGAAATACAAAGTGTTTGTCAGGAAATTCAAGTTCAAAACTTGCTCCTCCTAGTCCTATACTAGATCCTGTTGGTCCTGCTGCTGCTACTGGTCTCGTTCTTAATCTATGTGTTGCCACACGATATTCATACTCCAAGCGATCAATAGACTTTGTGTTACCAACACCTTCTGTTAAAAAGGATAGAGGGAATCTTTTATCGTCTTTTCCTGCTAAATGAGTAATAATCGGAGACAATTCAGTAGGTTTCGCTAATAATGCATTTGATAGACTGTTCATGTCTGTCATTTGCGAGTCATTGTAAAACGTCTTTTGGACGCTTATGTTTGTTCCGTTAATTGCCATTTTTAATTATTTTTAAAGTTATTATACAAATTCAAGTTTCCTTGAAAAATTGCCGTTATTAAATAGTAAGATCTAATCCATCTAAATCAACATTTTTAGTTCTTCGTGTTGACCTTCGAGTAGACTTAACCCTATCTTCGTTTTTGCTAATACGTTCTTTCAAACTCTTAGCGTTTTGAGTTTTTGCTTTAGATGATATAATATCACTTAAATCAAATCCTGTGTACATTAAATAATCAATTGCTAATTTTATTTCCATATCAGCATTTGAATGATCTATATCTCGTTGTGTATGCCCTTCTTTATTTACAGGCGCTGAAAGATAATCAAAGAATTTATTTTTATCTCTTTTTGGTACTGCTATACCAGCAAAAGAGTCTGCATCTGAAATTGTATCAGAAACATTATCCCAAAACTCTTTTACTTTCTCTCTTTGGGTATTTGTTTGTTGTCTTTGCTTTTCAATCATATTATCTCTTTGTTGTGTTTGATGTTTAGATAGTGCCATTCTAGCTGCCTCTGACTTTTCATATAATTTTCCAGTATCTTCAAAATCAGATAACATTGATTCAATAAAATCAGAATCATGACCTTTTAATTCTAAATAATCTCCTAATATTGCTTTTTGAGATCTATAATCATCTTCTTCAATATTAACTTGACTATAATCTAAATTAGGATCATAAGCTTCCATAAAATTTTGAGACTCTCCTCCGGCTAAAACAAAATCTAAATGTTTTTTAACTAAAGGAAAAGCTTCAAGAACTTCATCAATTCTATCATCAGCAATTTTTGAAGCTATATCTGCAGTCATATTTGCTAAACCTTCTGACGTATCTTCATACTCAGAACCTTCTAAATCATATCCTAGTTTATCTAAAATTTCTTCAACAACAGTAGAATTAGTTTCATCCTCTTCATCTTCATCATCCTGTTTGCTATCTTCGTACTCTTCTTCTTTAATCTCTTCTTTATCCTCTTTTACCTCTTCCTCTTCTTCTATACCTATATCTTCAAGAGTATTTTCAGGAGATTCCGTTTCTTGCTCTACTACTTCTTCTTGAGGAGGAGCTACCTCATCTATAGGAGTAGTTTCAACTCCATCACCAGCAATAACATCATCAAAAGTGATGTCATCTAGTTGTATTTTTTCATTTGGGTCCATATATATTTATTGTTTTATTTGGTTACAAAGTTAGTAATTATATTGATATTTTTTATAGTATTTGTTTTTTTAGGGTTTATATTATTATATAACATTTTACTTTTTATTTAGACTTTTAAAAGGGGCAAATATTTGAGATATTCTATTCTTTTTAGCTCCCCAAGGATAAGCATCTTCTACCCTACTTTTGTAATTAAATTCGTCAACTGCATTATTAAAATACTCAGGAGTACCATGAACATCTGCACTAGTATTATAATACTTAGACCAGTATTTACCTATACCTTCTACTGTTGTTGGGGCTGGATTAGGGTCATTCATATAATATAATCTAGCTACAAGAGCATTAGCTAAAGGATTAGTTCTAACATCTTTTAAACTTATATTAGCTAAATCTATTCCAAATTTATCTTTAACTTGTTGTAATTTTACTTTATTTTTAGGATGAGACTTAACATCTTTAACAGCGTCAAGTCCAGATTGCATTATTTGAAAATAATTTTGACCTGCTTTAGGGTTCCATCCTCCGGTTGATTCTGCTATAGCTGTATACGTTAATAAAGCTTTACCTCCATAAACTGCATCAACCTGATCAATAGCATCACTTACATCAGGATGTAAATCTCTATATTTAACATCATCAATAGTATGGTATCCTGTATCTTTTTCTCCTCCATTTTGATATTGTCTTACTCCACCTTTTTTAAATTGTCTTAATCCACCACGTCTAAACTCATTTTTAATTCTAAATAAATCATCATTAACTCTATTTCTATTCTTAAGTATTCCATCCCAATCTTGAAATTCTGGATTATTCTTTAAAAACATTTCTGACTTTTGGAAGTCATGAGTATATCCTACTGGATCAATAATCTTATAATCTAATATTTTACCAGCTTCATTACCTTTTACCAGCACATTACCACTATGCATATCCATATGATGAAACCCTTTATTTTGTAAATCTGTCATTGTATTAGTTAAGTTACTTTTAAATAAATCTTTTTCATCTCCTGCCCATTTTCTTCCAGTTTTACGTAGATGATTAGATTTAAACGTGCTCAAATTTGTATAATCATCATATTTATGTAAATCAAAGGAAAGCATATCCCCAGATTTACTAAATTTTGGATTAAATGGAGCAACAACCTTATCACTTATTTTAGACGCATCATCTAACCAAGTATATTCTCCTGCTATATCGCTAAATGAATGTCCACCTCTTACAGGATGTGTTCTATCTGAAGCAGTTTTTCTATATATATTTGTATTTTCAAGTGCTTCTGGTTGTAAAAATCGCTTATTAGCGAAATCATATTGTTTACCCTCTTTTAATCCTATATTTGGTTTAACTTTGGTGACGCTATTTGCATCATCAATTATCTTTTGTGCTCCAGTAGGGTCATTCTTAATCATCTTTTTGATCTGCCTATTATTCTTAAATTTTAACTCTTTAGCAAGTTTAGGATTTACATCATTTAAATTTTTTAATTGCTTATACATATCTCCACCTCCAGGTGTTACTTTATCCATGGCCTTAATAGTATTCTTACCCCATTTAGCAGTTGTTGCGCCCCATCCAACGAATGGTATAGCAGCTGCAGAAGTTAGAGCTGCATCAGTATAATTACCTTCTCCAGCATACCAAGCTGCATTTACTAAATCAACAGGCTCTCCAAGTCCAGGGACCATACCTGCTACATCTAAGACTGTATGTCCTATTGGAGATATATAATTTTGATAAGTTTTTTTAGCCCAACTTCTAGGATCTTTTTCTTCTATATTTATCTCAGGAATCATCACTTCTGGTATTGCACTTACATTATCAGTATTTCTAACTCCTCCATTTTGATATTGAGAAGGAGTTTCTATAACTGTACCTTCTTCATTCCCCATGTTTAATTCCTTTATTCCTGGGGGAACTTTATCATAACTTCTTACAAGATTACCTTCTCGGTCATATTTTCTCACATCTATAGGAAATTCCATACCTTCAGTAGTGAAATTATCTTTAGATTCAGGGAAAGCCATAGTTGTATTTCCGTCTGATTCTTTTAAACCCTGTGATTGTTGACTCTCAGTTTGTGCAATTTGACCCTTTTGAATATTAGCTTGATCTATTAACTTAAACACAGGAACATTACTCCCTTGTGTTATAGCCTCTTTTAATATTTGCATTTGTTCTTCCGGGGTCAGCATTATTTATTTGAAGATTTTTTCTTTTTATCAGATTTATTTTTAGCTTTAGCTATTCTTTCTTTAGATTTAGTTTCTTCTCTTTTAATAGTTGCGGTAGTTCTATTAGTCTCAGCTTTATCTTTATGATCTTGAGCTTTAATATCAACTTCTCTTTCTTTGATGTCTAATTCCCTCATACCTTTAGCTAAGTTTAATTGAGCGTTAGTATCATTATCTCTTGCATGAATCATAGCAACTTTAATTTGAGTTTCTCTATCTTTCTCTTTATTCATATTCTCATTTTCAGCTTCTTTTGCCTGTTGCTCAAGTTTAGCTTGCTCCATTTGTTGTTGAGCTTGCTGCTGTTGTTGTTCTAATTCTTGTTGAGTTTTTTCAGCTAATTTAATTTTATGTTTAATTTGAGTAAAACTATCAGAATCAAACATCTCCGTTATAGTAGATGCCGGTACCCCATTCTGAATCATTGATTGAGAAAGTTGTTTAACCGCTTCTAATTTATCTTGTTCTTTACCAGAGTCTGATAAGAATATACCATATTCAGATTCCATGTGTGATAAACTATTTAAATCTAAAAAATCTGTTGTTCCGTCAGGCATAACATACATAGTTTTCTTTCCAGCTAGCCATGCTTCTTTAGAGTAATCGACCATACTTTGTAAATCTCTTTGCTCCATTCTATTAAATTTACGGAATAAATCTTCAGTAATATGAGAAGATTGTACAATAGCTTGTTGTGATGTAGCCTTACCTTCATAACTACCTACCTGTCCTTGTCTTTGTCTGTTTACTCCAGATAATTTTTCCCATTCTTGCATTATAGCTTCTAATAAAGTAATATATTGCTCTATTGTTTTAATAGATAAATCCATTACTGTTTGATGTTGTGGATTTAATTGAATACCTTCTTTATTATAATCTACCCAAGCTATACCAGAGCCTTCAACATAATACATAAACTTATCCATATCCCATTTTTTAGGGATCATATTAATATCAAATTGAGCAATTGTATCTTTACTTTTTGCAATAGAAAGTTCTAATCTATATTTATATATATTATAGTTTAATTGATAAGGTATACCTAATTTTACTAAAGATATATTTGAACTATTTATATTAGAATATCTAATACCGTTAATTGGGAGTTTACAAGTAGACATGTTATCTAAAGAATTTCTTTGATTAACAACAGGATGTATTTTAATATACATTCTCCCATCTATTCTTGTTCCTTCCCATACTTCATTAACCCACTTCCATTCTAACTTAGCTCCTGTTTCTCTAAGTTCATTAGGTAATTTAAATCCGTCTTCTACAATTTTCTCTTCCATTGCCCCTGTTTCAGGGTCAATAAAAGTTAAGAATCCAATTCTTTTTCTAGATTTCCAATATACCTGAATTACTTCTATTAATCTATTTCTATAAGCATTAGGATCTTTACCTGAAGAATCCGCATATAAAAGATATGAATCTGCTTCCATATGTCTTGGTTCTTCTAATTCTGTAATTTGTTGATCACTTAAATACTCGTAAAAACTATCTATTACACTTGACGCATGAATATATTTCCTAGTTAAAGCCCAATCTCCATCTTCTACAAAATCTAAATCTGGATCAAGATCATAATCTACATCAATTGGATTTAGTACCTCATAAAAAGGTTCATTATTTCTAACACCCCTATGTGTATATACCTCTCCAGCAACTAAAAAATGAAACCAAGCTTTTTGAAATTTATCATGCACCTCTTGACTATGCATAATATAATTTAACGCCTGTTGTCCTTTAATTGCTCTGTTGTCTACATAACTAGCTTCAAATTGATCTGCAATATTTTTAGGGAGTTCAGGATCTTGCTCTTGCCCTTGAAAATTTCCATTTTTAATTAACTCATTAGCAAATTGTTTTTGAAAACTTTGATATATTAAATCGCTTTTTGCTTGTTCTTTAGTAGAAACAGCATCTGCATTTTGTACTGTAACAGTGAAATTGAGAGGCCTTTTGGATTTCTCACCTAATAAAAGGTCGACGATAGGTTTAATTATGGGATAATTACGCATCTGAGAAGGGAAATTACTACGACTTTTACCATAAGGTTTTAGCACGTATTTATAATCCGCCTCGTCAATTACACCGTTATAGTATTCATATAATGATTGTAAAGATTCTTTTCTAGTACTTCCTGAACTGCGTCCAGAATTAGAAAGATCTATGTAAGCTTCTACACAAGCTTCTTTCCATTTTTTAGTTTTTTTAGACAAAGGCAATTTCTGCCTTGGTATTTTATCATATCCCATAATTTACAAATTTACTTAAATTTACTTTTACTTTTACATTTAGAATAATTTATACGATTGTTTTATAAATATAACATTATAAATAATCACAAATATCGTATAAACTGTACTTTAATGTTAATTCTTCTCCTTGTTCTATTTTTTTTATTGTTTTTAGTCTCTTATAATCTGTATTTTCATCATCATCTATTAATTCACAATTAGGCTTATCTGAATGATTTATAAATCCTCCTAAAGGAGTTCTAATCCAACTATGTTGAAAATTAGGGTCATAAACATGACTTATACCTATAACCACCTCTCCCGGAATATCTTCTATAGCGAGAATCCCTGCTCCATGAATTTGTGACGGACCTATTGCTAAGTACTCCGGTAGAGGGTTATAAGGTT